TAAACGTCTGCACGGCATCGCTTACGATGACCTTGGCTAACTCCACCCCATCGATGTATGTGACCGCGTTGGTTGTTTGGTCAAACGTGGCAAGGTTAATCCATGCGTCATCAGCCTCGTTGCGAACCTTTAGGATGTTGTTCGCGGTGTCCATCCATAGCTGGTTGGCAAATATGGTGCTTGGCTCGGTGTCAGCAGCCGATGTACTAGCAAGGGCAGCGAGTGCGTTGTTTAGGTCTGCGCGAAAGGCTGGGAAACCTTGGTTCGCAATGTTCATATCGTGCTGGGACATACTTATAACTCCACTCCGTAGCCTTTGGCTACATAATCAAAACTCCGGCTAATTGCCGTATCAGATGAATTTTTAAAGGTTATTGTAAACCCCGTGCGCGACTTTGAGGTGATTTCATAGTAGTCGCCCGTCTGCATATCCTGCGCCCCGATACCGATTGCCGGTGTAGCCCGAAACCCACGGGTAAACGTAATTACTTTAGCGCCAGCCCCAGATACTATATCGTCGCCTGACTCGGTTCGGTCTGCCATGTCAACCGTCACACTTAATTGCGTAACCTTTGGCGTGGCCTGGTCATCGGTTGTTGTTAGCTTGGCGCGAAACTCGATTGCGCGAGCCTTGAGGTCAGTAACTGAGAACGATTGCCACGCTGACCATGTAGGCGTACCAGCGGGGTCGTCCTCGGTAATGCGAGCCTCAATTTGCACGTCGGTATCGTCAAAGGCGTTTACGTCGCCATCAAAGTCACCGGCTCGGCTATCAAAGTTGCCAGCGGCGGCGTCAAATAGCGAGACGTAATCAACGCGGATGCTTGAGATATTCGCTGTGCATCGAGCGATATAAACCTGCCCAAGGTCAATCGTATTGGCAAAGTAGTAAAACCCGCTTGCATCTACGTTGCCTGAGCCGCCATCGAATAAGCCCTGAGCATCGTCAAAATTACCCGTAAGCGCGTCAAACAACAGGCTGGTGTTTAGCACCAAGGCGTCGTCATCATCCAACTCTACCGTATCGTCAAACGTGCCGTTAAAGTCAGGCGCTTCGTTGATGGTTGTCACCACGTTTAACGCCTCGACCGCGCTGATGTTGCTATCGAGCACAATGGTCGTTGGGTTCAGCGAGGCCAGCCCCAGCTTATCCACGGCTTTTACAAAGTAGGTTCCGCTACGCGCGGCAACAAATACCGACGTAGCAGGGCGGGAAACCTTAGGCACAAGTGAAACCGAGTTCTCATAGTTACCACCGCTATCTGGTGACGCATAGCGCACGCGGTAGTAAGACAAATCAAGGTCAGGCACAGCGTCCCATGTCAGCAGGTACTGATTGCCGATAAGGTTGCCGGTTAGGTTTGTAACGTCGGATGGCGGCGCTGTCTTGCCGACCACTTGATGGTCAACCGTATTCCAAGCCGAACGCACTCCAAGCGTGTTTAGCGTGCGCGCCCGTACCGAATAAGTGCGACCATCTTGCACGTTGGTTTGTTCAAAGAACCCGCCACCAGCTTGCCCCATGTTTATCCAGTCGGTCGTGCCTTCCAGCTTGGATTGCACCTCGAAATTGGTAACGAAACTATTGGTGGTGGATACCGTGGCGAATAAAACCGAGGTAACGTCTTCGTTGTAGGCGCGCAAATCGTCAGTAACAAATAGAACCGGCGCAACTATATCAAACGGGTCAGGCAAATTAGATTGCGCACTAACTGGTTGTACCTTGTCTTGCACCCACGGGTAGACGGCGGCAATGTGTTCAATCAAAGCCACCGATACCGTGCCGTCGTAATTTAGCGCAAGCCCCGAGACCCTAAACTCTTTAGCGCTCCATCCGGGCGTCGGATGTGTAACCGTGACAATATCGCCCACCACGCAATTAAGCGCCTCAGACGTAGCCGTAATATCCAAGCGAATACCAGCCAAGCGTGAGGCCAGCACAACCGTCTTGGCAATGTTGCGGGCTTGGTAGTAGTTTGTAACCGTGGTCAGGTTGACTTCGGTTGCTAACTCAATGTTGGAGTCTTCGGTTAGGTATTGAGTTGCGTCAGCACTTGCCGCATCAGGCCATATAACCGAGTCAGGTTGCCAGTTCGCATCAGGGTTGATGAACTTGGCAGTCACTTTATTAAACTTCGATGACTTGCCCGAACCAGCCATTGAAAAGCCGCCAATCATGTTGTCTGTCGTGAAAGCAAAGGTAGATGCCTTATCCTTCTCTACGAACAAACGGTATTGACCATTCTGAAACGGCATGATGCCTTGCATACCCGACAAAATCACCTTGACGTTATTGAATAGCGTCTTATCAGTCAGGATAACCGCATTGCAGGAAAACGCCTTAACGCTTGCGCCACCGTCGTATGAGTCAACATCTACGTCGCAGTCATTTGCCGCAGCGCTAAATGTAACGTCATCAATAACCGATGCTGGCAAGCCCTTGCCATAGCGCGTATTGGTCAAGTAGTCGCGCAAGCATAGTGCAGGGTTGCTTGAGTAAGCCGTCGTGCTTGTGCGCGGGTCATATACCTTACGGCCTTGTACGTCAGCGGTAATTGTTGGGATGCCACTAAACACGTCGGCGTTATAGGTTAGGCGCACGCCAAGGTACGCAACGCCACTTAGCTTATCTGTGCTACCCCAACTCGGCGCAGCGGTTAATGTAGTGCTTGCGGCTTGGTCGTTTGTGCCTAGCTTTTTATCCACCACTACATAGTTGAAATGGCGGCTACCGGACACCAGCAGAACGTCATCGATGTAGATGTTGCCGATTGCTTGCACCTCGCCCTCGCCCAGAACCAAGCAAATATACAAATAAGTATTGCTGCCGCCACTTGTTTCCACAAACACGGTAGTGCCACCGACGCGGCGCGTCCCGTAGATGACGGGTATTTGCTCAATGTTTGATTGCTTGTTTACTAACGCACCGCGAGCCTCGGCTTCTGTATTGGGTACGTCCGGCGCATCGATGTCAATTAGCCAAGATATTACGTCGCCGACAACCGATTTAACGACGTTAACAACGGCCTTGACAACCTTCTTAGCCGCCCGGAATGGGTTTAAACTTTTTAAACTAAATCCCACTATGCCACCTCTTTAGTAGTTGGCATGACTATGCCTTGCCCCATTTTATATCCTTGATGCTATTGGCGGCATATTGGAACCCCGTATCAGTCGGGAAAAAGTATTGCTGTGAGTTGGTGTTGGTTAACCGCCCAGCCTTGCGGCTAAAGTCAGCCCAATGCGATGCACAAGACAAGTTAATTTTTGATGAGTTATCGCTATCCTGTATGCCGTAGCCTGTTACTTGCCCGTCAAAAGTAATAATCGCGTCGCCAATAATAGCGCCCGCATCATCTAGCACGGCTTTCCAAATACGCACCCGACGGTTGATGTACGTCTGGTTTAGGAATATCGATATATACGCTTGGTCAACGCCAGACAACGTGATGCCCACCGTTCCGACGCGCAACTCTTGCGTTTCTTGAGGTTGCCCGATTTGTAGCAAATGCCCAACAGGTTCAAAGTCATCACCGCCAAAATCAACCGCGTGAAAATTGTCCGTCACTTTGATGACCGTAGGAAAGTCAATCTGCACCAAGTGGCAAAGCCGCATGGCATCGGACTGTAATGCCGTAATCGTTGCCGCATTTATGGAGCGCGTCATTACAGCACCTCCTCCATGTCTACCTCGTAGGTGTAATATTCAAACCGACTGAGTCCGTACTGCTGTACGTCGTTACGCAAGCGCATCGTGAACGCAACATCGTTGTAGGTCATCGCCTCGTCATCGCTAACGTCCACAATCAATGCAGGTTCGATGCTAAGGTTGCCAGCGCCATCGATGTCAGCCGTGACCATGTACACCTTGTTGTGCCCGAACTTCACAAAGTCGCCCGCCTTGATAGTGCCCGTAAAACCGTCCACAGGCACGCTTGTAGCGCCTGCGCTGGTTGCCCCATTGACTAACGCCGTACCAGTCGCTGTGCCGCTTGTAGAGCCTATTACGGGCGGTACGATAGTGAACGTGCCAAGCGAACCCTGCTGAGACGTTACAAACGCAAATACGGGTTGAAACTCAGCACGCGTCATCGGGTTGTACTTGGCGCTAAATTCCCACTTCTGCCCGCCAATAGTCCGAACCTGAGTGCGCCCGCTAATCGTGGTGCTTTTTAGGTTGTTGTGCGTGCTCTTTAGGTTGATAGCCTGAAACTCAGGCGTTGATGGGTATGTGCCAGCCATTATGCGAGTGCTCCCTTGCCCGACTCATTCAAGGCGGTGTTAATCATGTTGATAATCTGCCCACGGCGCGAGTCCAGCAAATCGTCAAAACTCTCCGCATCAACCGTGCTGATTTGAAACGTGACGTTAGCTTGCTGGTTAATGGTCTTACCGCTGTCGCCACGCAATTTATCGTTAGGGATGATGCGACCGCCGCCACCGTTCATCGTTAGCACCTCTGGACCACGTTCGCCGACAACGTAAGACTCGCCATCACGCACCTGACCGCCTAGCGCACGGCCTGTTAGCGACTTAGCCGCGTAACTTACACCAGCGCCAAGAATCAAGGCCGCAGCGCCAGCACCCAAGGCTGGACCAATGATAGGGATGCCCGCCAACGCTTTATATGCGCCCATAGCCGCCGCGTATGAGTCAGACACAATCTTAGCCGCGTTCTGTCGCTTCTCGGCGCTGGCAAGGTTTACAGCAAGGCGGTAGGCCGTCTTTTGCTTTTCGCTCTTGCCCTTCATCAATACGTCTTCAAAGGCCAACAACTGAGTTGTAGTTTGCGCGGCACGCTCGCGGTCTTCGGCAGCGGACTTGTCTTTGATTGCCCGCAACTTGTCTTGACGCTCCAACTCCAGAGCCGCCATCGCTTCGTTTACTTGCTGACCGGTTAGCAGGGTGCTGTCCAGAATGGTTTGCGAGCGCCGTTCGTATGAGAGGCGAATCTGCTCCTCCTCGGACATTAGGCTTTCGGCAATCTGTACGGCACGCTGGTCAATGCTCGCTTGCTCGGCATCGGCTTTCTTTCCCTCGGCTTTATAAAAGTTAGCAAACCAGCGGTCTAAATTACTTTGGTCGGCTTCCCTTGCTTTGGTTCTGGCTTTGTCTTCGGCCTCATTCCGCTTTTTGGTTGCCGCTAAAAGTTTAGCCGCTTCTACTTCTTCTTGGTATTTTTTGATTGCCTCGGCTGATAGCATTATCGACTTTAACTGCTCTGCGTTAGCGCCCATCTGCACGGCCTTATAGCGTGCAAGTTCAATCGTATTTAGGCCAAGCGTTGCGGCTTGCTCTTTCAGGCGCTCAACGTACCGGGTAATGTCTTCAAGGCGGCGCTTAGCGTCCTTATCTTCCTCTTTTTTTACGCCGATGATTAGGTCGTACTTTTCTCTGAGGGCTTCTAGCGCGGCAGCTTGTTTTTCTTCTGCTAATGCTAAATTTTGTTGTTTTATCCTAGCCTCGACAAGCATATCGACGTAGGGGTTCAGCATATTAGCCGCTTCAAGTGCGGCAGGGTCGCGTAGCGCTTTGTTTGCTTCTTCTAATGCGACCCTAGTCTTTTGTATTTTTTCCTCGGCCTTTTCTATGTCTTCGAAGGTCTCACGAATGGCGACAGTTCGGGCAGCATCACCTAATTTATCAAAGCCCTCAGTAAGTTCGTCTATTTCTTTTTTGAAGTCTTTTGCCGCTTCTGTGCCATTGCTAAAATGCGCCACCAAAGCCGTTCCAACCGCAGCGCCCACGGCGATAACCGCACCGACGATAGCACCGCCCGGACCAAACGCACCAGCGATTTGCGAACCCTGCTGACCAAACACAATCATGGCGTTTGTGCCCGACTGCAACTGAACCGCAATATCTTGTACTTGGAAACCTAACTGACCAGCCGTGCTGCGTAGCTTGCGAACAGAGTCCGATGTTTTTTTGCTAGAATTGCTAAAGTTTTCATTTTCATTCTTGGCGTTTTTCAATGACGCCGACAGCGAATCATTAGCCGCTTTTACCTGTTTAAATTCCTTCTCTAATGAGTTAAAACGGGCTTGTGATTCGCGGGCTTCTTTATTCAAAGCCTCAATTTGCTTTTTGGTCTCCCTTGCAGAAACCGATAAATCCCTGTTTTCTTTTGCTAGCTTTTCTATTGCGCTCGCGGTCTTTTTGCCAGACTGAGTAACGCCGTCTAGCGCTGTTTCAGCGCGAGTTAGGTCTGACGTATCGGCTTTAAGTGTGAGGGTTGCTACTTCGGTGGCCATGTTGGTTCTGCGTTCCTATATTTAGCCAAGCCCATCACGGCCTCGACTTCCCAAGCATCTAGACGGTTACCCGTTAGTTCCATGTATCGGTGCATCTCATTGTAAGTGTAATCAGTCAGGCTGGTGTACACATTCCAACAGTCGTTATGCTCAGACCTTAACTTGGGCGCATTAGCTAACTCGGCTGGCGTAGACCCTCGGCTTTTGGCTACCTGTTGCAGGGCTTCGTATCGGCTAATCTTTGAGCCTTCGGCGCGGTCGTTTATCCAAAAACACCACCGCCCGTAGCTTATAAACTCATCAATTAGCCGGTCGTAAAATTTGCCCTGCGCGTCAGGAAGTCGATTAACTGGCTAACGATTGCCGGTGAATCTGCGTACAGCTTGAGCGCGTTTTTCTTGTTGCACGGGTACGGCTCGCCGTTATCGACGATGCCGCTCCAGTCCATCGTGACAGCCACCAGCGCGTCAATGTCCATCTTGTCGTAATCAAGGTCAATATCTTTGCCGCCACTTTTTGCCGCAATGATTTGGCTTGTCTGGTTCTTCTTGGCGTTGCGCCACTCTTTCGAGTCAGAACCTTTGATTTTGATGAACACATCGGTAGGCGACCCATCCACGGGCGAGAGGATATTACACTCTGCGCCCGCTTCGTGGCTTTCTACTGTGCGTAGGCTGTTTAATTCCATGTTTAGGCGTCCGTACGGGTGATAACAATTTGTGATGCGTCGCTGCTTGAGTACAGCGCAACAAACTCCATTGACACCGTGACCGCGCCCTCGCCTGATACGTCAGGCTGTCCGCTGTTGTACTTCACGTTTGGAATGTCAATCTGGTAGCTGTTACCCGCAACGTCTGTCAGGGTCAGCACGATTTCGCTTGCGGTCTCGTTGATGAACTTCTCGTACAGCGCTTTGCTGTCAAAGTAGCTGGTCAATGTGCCGGTAGCGCGTGACTTGCCGATGCTTGGGCGGTTAGTCGTAGATGAGCCGACGCTGAACAATGGCTCAATGCCGTTCTCAATGCTCAGTTCCAATGACGTGACCGTGGCGATAGTTGAGCCGCCCTCGGTGATTGCACCGGTGAACGAATCAAACGGGGTATTGCCGCCGTCAGCCGAGTAAGTGCTAGACGCAACTTGCGTAGTGTTTAGCGACAAGTCCTTGCCAATCACGCCCCATGTAGCCGTCACCATTGAGTTAGGCGCAACCGCCAAGCCCAAGCTATTCATTTCGGAGCCGGTGTAGCGATGGTACTCAGGCACAGCCAAGTCGCCGAACTTGCGCTCAAACGTAAACGAACGGCGGGTAGTGCCAGCCTTCAATACATCGGTTGACCAAGTGCCACACATGACGGCCTCTAGCAAGTCGTCAAACGCTGCGTATTCCAACTCGGAGCCAATCTCGCCGCCGATGGACTTGTTGCCGTGGCGGAAGTCCTCAATCTGTCGGTCGCCGCGTAGCTTTTCGCTTTCGATGGCGTCCTTGGTCATCGCCAAGGATGTGCCTGTATGCGGCACGGGCGTCCACGTTGGGGTCGCTGGCGTTGTGCCGTAGGTTGATTCTGCAACGTAGTGCAGGGAGTGTTGTGCGCCGTTAGCAATAGCCATGATAAATTACCTCGCTTCAGTATATGTTTGGAATGATACAGACACCGGCACAAAGTGCCAAGCATCGTCAAAGATTGCGGGCGCAATAGATACAGACCGAATCCGCACGTTCACGCCATTATAGGTGGCAACAGTACCACGTTTGAAGTGGTCGGCAACGCTGTCCACCAGACTGCTTCGACCTGAGCCAACTTTGTAAACAACATCTATTTGGTAGATGCCGTTTGTCTGGTCTAGACCCTCTGAGCCTAATCCGCTTTGCAATGTATCGGCTGGCAAAAACGCAGGCCGCAAATACGTCGTGCCACCCGTAGGCTCATACTCGATATTAGGCCAAGCAATAGGCTGGCTACCAGCAATGGATGCCAGTCGCGTGTCTAATGCGGCCTGTATGTCGTTGAAGTATGTGCTCATTTTTTACTCGCTTTCGCCAACATAGATTGTACAGCTATGAGGTTGATACGCAAGAATCCATTAGGGGCTTGTTTACTATGCGAACCATATTCTAAGCGTCGAGCGTAAGGCAAATTGTTCGTCAGGTAAAACGTCTGCCCCATTTCAAAATTGGAA